TGTATTTGCAACTGCACAAGGCACAACAGCAACAAACAATAGATTACGCATAAGCAATGATATACAATCACATGGTAATATAAATCCAGCGTATACTATTAGTAGTGGTAACTACGTTGTAGAAAGTCAGTCACTAGGTACATCAGATACATACTGGAACAGTGCATATGTTACAACTGGTTACGGTGCTTGGCAAGGTGATATCAAAGACCAAGACGGTGTAGTAGTTGTTGATGTCGGTACTGAGCATATTAATGATGCTAACCCTAACTTAGGTAACGTAACTCAATTCTATGGTAAATTTAACGGTCCGTTAACAGGTGGTGTAGATACAGCAGACTCTGCAGATACTATTGTTACTGGAGAAATGAGCAACAGTGCTGGAACTTACTATCCTACATTTGTTGCTGATAATAATGCTAGTACTTCTAGAACAAGCGAAACTGCATATACACACGCAGGAATTTACTATAACCCTGCAACTGATGTGCTTACTACTACCACATTTAGTGGTGATTTAAGTGGTAATGCAACTACAGCAACTACAGCATCATATGTTAGCAACCTTAGAAACTCAGGTGGTAATATACAGTTCAGTATAGATGACTTAAATGACGGGTCAACTAACTTGTTCTTTACTAATAGCAGAGCAAGAGGTGCATTTTCAGCAGGTACAGGTATTAGTATTACAAGTGGTACGATTGCTATTAATACATCAGATGTTACTGCAAACCAGGCTAATAAACTAAAAGTCACTGATACAACTGCTAACGCAAACTATTACATGATTTTCTCAAATGGTACTGGTACTGATAATGACATTTATGCTAACAGTGCGAGCTTTAGTTATAATCCAAGTACTACAACATTAACTGTTCCGTACCTAAATGGTCAAGCAAGTTCAGCAACATTTGCTGACTTGGCAGAAAGATATGTAGCAGATGAATCGTACGAGCCAGGAACTGTAGTAGTATTTGGCGGAGAAAAGGAACTTACTGTAACTAACACTAAGGGAGATCGTAAGATTGCAGGCGTTATATCAACTAACCCAGGATTCTTAATGAATAAAGGATTAGAAGGAGATACAGTAGTAGAACTTGCACTAACAGGTCGTGTACCATGTAAGGTTATTGGTAGAGTAGAAAAAGGTGATATGCTTGTAACAAGTGCTATACCAGGATATGCTATCGTTGATAACGATCCTAAGCTAGGTACTGTTATTGGTAAAGCAGTTGAAGACAAAGACACAGATGGCAAAGGCGTTATCGAAGTAGTTGTTGGTAGACTATAAATATAGTATAGGAGATAGAAGGGCATGGCATTAAGAACAATAAACCTTGGTTCAGTAGCAAACGATGGTACTGGTGATGATTTACGTGAAGCATTTGAAAAGGTTATTTTTAACTTCAATGAGTTAGATGCTAGAACACCGGAAGAAACTACTGCAATAAACTTAGGTGCAGGTGCTGGAATATTTGCTAGTATAAATGATGCTGAACTTCAATTCAAATCGCTTATAGCTGGCACTAATGTAACACTTGACACTACCGACAGTGATGTTATTACTGTAAATGTTGATGCAGGAGTAACACAATTTGTTATTGCTAGTGATTCGGGAAGTTTAACCGTTACAGAAAATAATACTGTAACGATAGAGGGCGGAAGACTTATTTCAACTGAGCGTGACGGAAGCAGTATTAGAATTAATTCTAGTGCGCTAGGAAGATTAGAAGATGACTCTGCTCCAAGACTTGCTGCTGGATTAGATGCTAATGGGTACAACCTTGCCAATGTAGGCACTATTGATGCTACAACAGTTAGTGCATTATTTAATGGTAACTTAACAGGTCTTGTACACGGCATTGATATTAGAGATTTAAATTATTATAGAATCGGAACAAATAGTTGGAACTTAGGAGGAATAAATCCTCCTACTGTTACAAATCTTTGGGACTATTTGTATGCAACTCTTAACATAGATTTAGGTCCTATATCAAATAACGGTTCAGTTGATACAGGCACCGGAGATTATGTAGGAAGTAATTCTCCTTTAATTGATCTTGGTACCATTGTAAGTCCTAACTAAAATTCCGATAAATACATTTATAAGGAATTATGTATGGCACTGTGGAACACAACAGAAAATAATGTATTATTAAGAGCTCTAGAAGAAGGTAAAACACTTAGGGTTGCTAAGTCTGGCGAATCTAGAAGCGCAGAACTTTTACCTATTGAGTTAGACGTAAACAATAGTGCTTCATTAACAATAATAAGCGGTTCTTTACCACCTGGACTACGAATTATAGATCAAACAATACAAGGTACGCCGCTAGAAGTTGCTAGAGAAACTGAATTCAAATTTGTTATACGTGCCAGTTTAAACGGAGAAATTGACGACAGGACTTTTAGAATATCTGTATCAGGTCCTGATCTTCCAATTTGGCAAACACCTGCAGGTGCTTTACCAATTGGCAATAACGACACTTATTATATCTTAGATAATAGTCCAATTGATTTTCAACTTATTGCCGAAGATACTGATACTGCTGCGGGCGAAAGTTTAGAATACTTTATTGCTAGTGGCGACGGCGAATTACCACCAGGTATAGAATTAACTCGTGACGGAAGATTAGTTGGTGTTGTAGATCCGATACTAGCATTAGATAGGCTTGCACAGCAAGGATATTACGACGATAGTCCATATGGTGTTTATCCGTTTGATTTTGGTACTAGACCTGCCAATGGTTATGATAGTTTTTATTACGATACAGGGTTTTATGATGTAAGTATTCCGACTAAATCACCTAAAAAATTAAACAGAAACTATCAATTTCGTGTTAGTGTAAGTGACGGAGACACAGTTGAGAAAAGATTATTTAGAGTATTTGTTGTAGGCGACGATTTCTTACGTGCAGATAATACTATCATGCAAGTTGGTAATGAAATGTTTTCAGCAGACAACACTCATGTAAGAACACCTATATGGCTAACACCTGGAGACTTAGGGTATAGACGTGCAAATAATTACATTACTCTTTATTTAGAAACAATAGATAGTAACACTACATTAGGATTTATAAGTTATGATCTAGAAGATTATAATGATGACGGTTCACTTAGTCAAATTCCGCCAGGATTAGAGTTAGACTCTGGAAATGGAGAACTTGCAGGAGTAACTCCGTATCAGCCTAGCGTTACTAAAGAATACAAATTTACAGTAAAAGCCACAAGATATGCAGGTGTTGACGAACGTAAAAGAGTAACGATTAAAATTTACGAAACGACTCCTGCTCAAACTAATGTTCCTGCATCATTAATGAAAACCGGTGAAACTTATAGAATCTTAACATCAAATGATACAGACTATACACAAGTAGGTGCAGCAAACAATGATCGTGGAACTGTATTTACTGCATTAGGTGCTACATCAGGTACGGGAACCGTAGAACAAGCAAGTTCGCCTTATTATTTAAGAATTGAAAAGAACGACGACTTAGATTTACTTCTTAATAATCTTATAAACATCAAAGGAACTGTTTATAAAATTACCGGAGTAAATGATGCTAATTTAAGTTATGACATTCTTACAATTTCGAGACCTTTAGAACATTATCTAAGAGAAGGGTTAGAGTTTACTCAAGACATATTAACATCTGCTACAGAGATTAATAGTGCATTTAAATTAAAAACATTCACAGTTAAGCTCTTAGGAGAAGTTGACAGTCGTATATCTTGGATTAGTGATTCCAATTTAGGAACAATCAATGCTAACTTAACAAGTGTGTTTAGTGTTGATGCACAAACCAGTGTTCCAGATGCAATACTAAGATATACTAAAGAAAGTGGCAGATTGCCTCCAGGATTGGGACTATCATTAGATGGAGAAATATTTGGTAAGGTACAACAGTTTGGCGAAAATTATTATCGTAGTTTTTGGAAGCCTGGAGTAAATTATTCTGCAAATGACATTGTTAAAGTAGGTAATCAAAAATATAAAAGTTTAATAGCACACACTTCATCTCAAGACTTCGTAACAGATACTGCGAAGTGGGAGGAATACGAAAGATTTTCCGTTTCAGGTTTAACAACTTTTGATAATAACGATTTAACACTTGACGGTAATACAACAAGTATAGATAAGGTATATAAATTTGTTGCAAGAGCAGAGGATCAGTTTGGCTTCAGTGCAGTAACAAAAGAATTTAGTATTACAGTTAACGATCCTAATGATTTAACATTTAGTAATATAATTGTAAAACCTTTCTTGAGTCAGACACAAAAATTAATCTATAACAGTTTTATCAGTGATCCTAATATTTTTGATCCATCATATATTTATAGACCTAATGATACAGAATTTGGAGTACAAACTGACATCAGCATGTTAGTGTATGCAGGTATTGAAAACGTAGAAATGAATAAATTTGTTGCTGCGGCAGCAAAGAATCATAAAAGAAAAACATTTAAATTTGGTGAAGTTAAGTCAGCAATAGCATACCTTCCAGGAACAAGAACGCCTGTATATGAAGTAGTGTATGTAGATATTCAAGA